TATGCCGCTTCCGCCGCCGCGTTGACGCTCGACGCCATGGCGCTCGTCACGAAGGGCGGGCGGAATTCCCACCACTGGCCGTCATCCGACTGCGCGGCGAGTTCATGTTCCGGATCGGATGCGACGCGGTGCGCATCGACCCATGTGCCGCCGAGCTTCACCGCGACGCGCGAGGCGCCGGCCGGGATGTTCGCTGCTTCCAGCGCCGCCTTCGACGCGAGCGTGCGGCCTTCGATCGCCGCCGCCGTGCGGACTTCGATCGCCGCCGCGACGCCCGCCGAATGCACGGGCTGCGTCGTGTCCGTGCCGGCGATGGTGGTGGGTGTGGATGCGAGATTGTTCGCCGCGCCGGGCTCGCCTGTGAGCGAGATGGACCAATCGCCGAGCGACGCACCCGCAGCATCGCCGATCGCGTCCACCGTGACGACAAGAGCGCCAGTGCCGGAATCGTAGGACGCGACAACACCATCCATCCACGCCGCGCCATTGCTGCGCGAGGCGATGCGCAACCGCGTCGCCGAAGGCGTCCACTGGCGGTTGCCCTGTGTCGTCAGCGCCAGTGCTCCTGTCGCGACGGTGAGCACATCGGCGCTTGTGCCGATAACCTGCGCGCTGATCTCGACGATGGCGGGCGCGGACGCTTCACCGGGCAGGTAGAACGGGCGAATGGCCGACATGCTCAGCCCCCGGTGTTCACAGGCGAGGGCATGACGATGCCGGGCGGCGCGGCGACGATGGCGGGCCAGACCGGCCATGGGATATGACCGAACGACACTTCGGCCTGTGGCATGGCCGCCATGGCCTGCCGATACGCCGCGACGGCGCCGATCTGCTCGGCTGTCATCCACGCCTGGCCGGCGGCGAGGTAGACATCCACCTCGCGCAAGATCGAAGTCGAATGCGCGACGACGTTCGCGCGCACCTGCTCGACGGTGAGCGTCATGGGAAGCCCTCGATTGTCGGAGTGATGTGCGTCAGGCACGCAGATAGATGAGGCCGCCCGCGCCCGCGCCGCCGGCGACGCCGGACCCGCCCGTTGCGCCGCCGCCGCCCGTGCCGAACCCGCGACCCGGCGCGCCAGTGCTCAGGCCGAGCGCCATGGTCGAGAAGCCGCCGGCCGCGATGCCGCCGCGATTGTAGATGCGATGTGTGTCGGACATGGTGGCATTGGAGCCGAGCGCGACATTCGGGCCAGTGCAGCCGCCATCGGTCCCTTGTACGACCAGGGCGCCGCCCGTCGCGCATGTCCCGCCCGCGCCGCCGGCCGCCAGCGTGTTTTCGCCCCACAACGCGCCGCCGCCGCCAGAGGAGGCGATATGCGATCCGAAGCTGGACGCGCCGCCGGCTTGGCCATTGCCGCCGTTGACGCCGACCTGCCCGGCCGCGCCGCCAGCGCCGACCGTCACGGTGATGACGCCGCCCGGCGTCAGGCCGGTGATGACCTTGAGCCCGAACCCACCGCCGCCCCCGCCGCCGCCAGAATTGCCCGCGACGCCGCCACCCGATCCATTGCCAGACGCCGAGCCGCCGCCGCCGGCGCCGATGCAGATCGCCAGCACTGACGTGACGCCGTTGGGGGCCGTCCAGTTGCCGGATGCAGTGAAGAAGAATTCGCGCAGCGCCGTGTTGCTGAGCGCGCGCAGCGCCTTCCAGATCAGTTCGTCGTCGCTGTTCGACTCGGTGATGCCAGCGCCGATATCGTTGGCGTTCCGGATCACTTTGCGCAAGTTCGCGGTGATCTGGTTCATCCATTCGGCAGTGATCGGCGTGCCAGTGCCGGCCGCGCCGCCGATGCATGGCGTGTTGAACGAATCGACCAGCACCGTATTGCGCGCTACGGCCGGCCGGGTCGTGACGGTGCGAGGCGAGCCCGCGTCTGCGGGGCCGAAAAGATCAACAGCCATGTCGGGAACCTCAGATCAGGACAGAGCGTCCGTGTCGGTCAGCACGTAATCGACGACGAGATGCGCCGGCGCGATGCGATCGATGAGACAACGCAGCGGGCCGATGTCCCCCGCGCAGGTGATGAACTGCGACGCTTCCAGAGCGCCCGCTTCCGTGTTCGTCCCGGCGATCGACGGAAGCGCGGGCGAACCTGCGCTGACGAGGATCAACAGGCGCCCGGCGCGCGACGATGGCGCAGCCTCGCCGCAATCGGCTTCAGCGCAATCAGCTTCCGCGCCGCACTCGCCGGTGACGCATTGGATGTCCCATCCCACAGCCGCCGCGCGCTCGGCGATCCATGCGCAGGTCGCCCCGCCCGTCGCCGCCACCTTGGCGCAGAGATCGGGATAGGGATCGCACCCATCGGGGAGCCCATATTGTGCCATCCACACGTCGTCGGTCTCGACATGCGTCGCGCAGAAGAATTCGTTCAGCGCAGCGCAGATGCGTTCGTTTGCATAGGCGACGACAACCGCGACGGCGCGCCAGAAACTCCACCGCACCGTCCCCTGTGGCGTCACCCACGCCCGGCCGCGCGGGAGAGAGGCGAGAATCTGCGCGTGGCACTGATCCGTGTCCGGGCAAATGTCCGGCGCGGCCGTGGCGAGGCAATCCGCCGCCATCACGCGAAGGTCACCGTTCCGAGCGTCGGCAGTTCGCCGGCCGCAATCGCAACGTCAGTCGCCGGGATGGCGATCGAATGGCGCGTCTCGCCGGTCGCTTCCGCGACGGCTTGCCAAATCCAGGACCGCGAAAACGTCTCGGACACGGCCATGAAATCCAGCCCGGCGATGCCGGGGTCGGCGCCAGCGACGCGCCTGCGCGTGCGGATCATCTCCGTGAGCGAGTCGATAACAGCCGACTGCACTTCGGTCGTGCTCGGCGCAAGGCCGACGATCTGGATTGCGATCGGATGCGCGACAGGCGCCGCAACCGTCACGCCCGCGCCGGCGGGTTGCAGCGTCTCGATATGGGCGCGCACGGCTTCGATGTCCGCCGCGTTCGGAATGCCGTTCGCCCGCACGTCGCCGAACACCGGGAAGATGCGCACCGTGCCGGGGCCATCCCACCAACGCTCGACGTAAAGCTCGGTGACACCCGGAACTTCCGTCGCCCACCGCACATAGTCGGCCGGCGATCCGCCCGCCGGCGTGAAGCGCAGGCGGAACAGAACGCGCTCGCGCAGGTCATCATCCGACTCGACATCCGAGCCGCCCGCAATTCCGTCCGCGCCGACCGTGGCCGACAGCGATCCGGAATAGGTCACGCCCGAAACCGGCGTCAGCGTCGCGCCGGCAGGCGTGTTGCCCGCCGCCTCGGCGTCGACGGACTGGACATCGATTTCATACGAGCCGGCGATCGGAACGGACATCGCCGCGACGGCCGCCAACCGTTTCCCGTCAGCGCGCGAGAACACCGCGCCGGCGGCGATCGTCACAGACGCCGTGGTCACGATCGTCACGACGCCCGTCGCCGGGACGGCGGGCCGGCGCGCCATGCCGTATTGCGAGGCGTGCATGTCGAGCCATCGGCCTTCCGCCGTCAGCGCGAAAGCCTGACGCATCACCCATGCGAGGCGCCCGAACAGCGACCACATCTCGCCGCCGAACACCTTCGCGGTCGGCTCGATATTGTTGCCCGGCAAGAGCGCATCGACGCCGGGAAGGTTGGCGCGGAACGCCGAGACGACGCGCGAGGAAAGATCGCGGAGCGAGGGAATCGCGAACATCAGCGCACCGCCCCCCAATAATGCGAAAACCGCATCTCGTGCGCCCGCGCGCCGTCACGGCCGAACAGGTCAACGGCGAGGTCCATCCGACGCATCCCCTGATAGGGCGTCGCCACGACATCGATCCGCGCCACGGCGCCGGCCGTGATCAGCGGCGCCAGCGCTTCACGCGCAAACAGTTCCGCCCACCGCGCGTCTTCATCTCGCGCCGTGCCAAAATCCGTCACGAGCCACAGGAGCGAGCCGAGCGGCGGATCGTCGTCTTCGATCGGGACGCCATCGCCCCACCATCCGCGCAAGTCGCCATCGGCGCGCTTCGCCAGCGGGTGATCCGCCGGACAGCGCGCATCCGTGAAAAGCAGATTGATGACAGAAGTCGCGAGATGCCGCGTCGCGGCGAGCCCGAGCCTGTTGCCCTGTTCGTCAACGTCCGAAAGACGCCACTCGCCGAGGCCGGTTTGCGCGTTCCACACCGTATCCCACGCCAGCGCGGCCTCGCGCGGGCAGACGCTCGCATAGATCGTCAGATCGGTCATGTCGGCGGGTCTTGCTCGGGATCGTTGACGATGGCGTAGACGACAGCCGAAGGCCCCGCCGCCGTCATGACGGGCGAAAAGATCGCCTGCGGATCGTCCGGGTTGCCGCCGAGATAGATTTTCTTGCCCTGCTTGCGGTAAATCTTCACATCGCCGGCGCTGTAGATCACCTGTCCGTCAGGGCCGAGCAACTTGTGGACGTTCTTGCCGTTGTCGTGCAGCGCGACGCCGCCGGCGGGGAGGTTCTTGCGGCGATCCCTAGGCGAATACGTGCCGAGCATCGCGACGCGATCACTGCGCCCGCCGAGCGCCAACAAAATCCCTTCCGAGCCGGCCGGGGGATTGGACGAAAGCCCATAATCCTGCGACCTGTGAATTTTCTCGAACCTGTCGCGCGCGACGCCGCGCGCATCGACGAACTGTTGTTCGCCATCATCATGCACCGCATCGATCGACGCGCGCCGGATCATGGTGCGGATCGCGTCGTCATTCCACATTGTCGGTCGCCTCGCTCGAATCCTGCTTCCAGGCCTTCGACGACTTCGATCCCTTGCCCGCCTTGCCTTGATGCGCGCGAGGATCGACCAGTTCGAGTTGCGCCTGCGTGCCCTTGCCTTCGGCTTCCTGCGACAGCGTCACGCTTTCGATCAGCATGTCCTGCGCGAGGCCGAGGAATTCCGACTCGGTCCACACCGTCTGTCCGGGCGTCCACAACTGCCCGGCTTCGTCCCGCCACGTCGCGACGGTGACGCTCGCCTTCAAGCCGTTGCCGGCCGCGCGGTTGCGGCGGTTCTTGGCGCGCTTTTTCAACCGCTCCTTGTCGGCGTCGTCGTCATGCACGACGATCAGCACGCGGTCGCGCGTCACGCCGGCGTCGCGGGCGATGCCTTCAAGCCGCAGCGCGTCGGCGCCTGTTCCCTTCGGCTTCTGGCCGACGACGCGGTATTCCGAATGCCGGTTGGACCCGTCGTGATCGGCCGACGCGGATTCGATATTGCCGGGATGAAACAACCCGCCGGCGTGTTTCTTCGGCCCCTTGCTCGCATTGGTGATCCGGATCGACCCGTCCGCCTCGCCGGTCAGCGTCGCGCCCTGCGCCCGCGCCAGCTTCTCCACCGCGCGAAACGCCGTCTCGCCCGGCGTGAGGTGATAGTCCACCTTGTCGAGGTCGATGTCGGATTTGAACGTCACGCCCGGCGGCGCGATGGCGTTGCCGATCTCGACGGGCGTCTTCTGCTTGAAGTCCCCCGTGTCGTGCTTCGCCGAACTGTCGATCGCGTCCTGTCCCTTGGATCGGCCGGAAATCGTCATCTCGGCCGTCTCAGCGCTCACGCGCGGGCGGCGCTTGTCGATATAGCCCGACAACACGAGGTCACCCGTCGCCTTGATCTCGACCGGGGCGAACAGCGCGAACAGCGCATTGGTCTGCGCCCCGCCGCGCTCGGCCGCTATTTCCAGCTCGAACGAGCGCGCCGCCTCCTTGTAGGACGCTCGGATCATGACGCGCTTCCACGCTGTCCATGTCTGCCCGCCGACCGTCGCCGTGACGATTTCCGTCTTGCCGCTCACGGCGCCACGGCCTCTATCGTCGTCGGCAGATAGCCGGGATGCTTCACGCGATTGCGCGAGACAAGATCATCGACGCGATCGACCGCGCCGTAGAGTCGCCACGCCACGACATGCGCCGGCATGTGTCCCGGCAGGCGCGCCAGAACGATCGGTTTGAGGTCAACGATCGTTTCGGCGAACCAGTCCGCCAGCGCGCCACGCGCCGCGCCGAGCGCCGCGTAAGTGTCGTCGTCACGTTGATCGGCCGCCGCATTCAATTCCGCCGCGAAGGCCGCGAAAATTCCGGCCCGCGCGGCCATCGCCGCTGGCCTGTCGGCAAAGGTGCGCCGCGCCATCGCCTCGGCGCGCGCGATCATCACTGCGGCCCGCGAGAAGCGCCGGGCTTCCGAGACATTCGCTGCCGCGCGCAGATTGATCGTCGGGCCGATGTAGAGCCCGCCGGTCGGCAATTCCGGGAAACCGGCCGCCACATCGACCAGCGCACGATCTGCCGCCACGGGCTCGATCGCATCGGCGAGGTCTCGCACATCCTGCGCCGCCGCGATGAACCAGTCCGCGGCCAGCGCATCACGAGCCGCCGGGGCCGCCGCCAGACGATCGGCCAGAGCGAGGAAGATCGTCCGCGACGCTTCCGGATCAACCGGCGCCGCGACCCGCGCGCTTTCCAGCGCCACGGGCAGGGCCGCGAGTTCCGACACTCCCGCTTCGCCGACAATCGCCGGCGCGCCATCCGTTTCTATCCGAAGGGCAAACCCGGCCAGCGCAGACACCGCAGCGTCGGCCGCATCGAAGACGAGCTGCGCCAGCGACGCCACGGATACGAGCGCCGACTTCGCGCCTTCGCGCACAAACGATAGCGTGAAGGCGACGTAGCCGAGCTTGTCTTTCGACCACGCCCGCTTCACTTCCTTCAAATGCGCCGACATCACGCCGTCCAGCGGCATGACAAGCGGCCCCGCGCCTTTTTGCAGCGCCAGTGCCTTGATCGCCCCGGCCTGCCCGGTGGACGCCTCGCCGACCACATAGGCCGTGATCTCGAAAGCCCCCGCCTTGCGGCCCATGTCCTCGACGAAAGGATCGTCCCGATGCGGGAATTCATGCACCGCCAAGCGGCGGCCGTCGTCGATGGAGTCCTGTTCGACCCTGAACGGGACACCCTTGTAGGAGGCGGGCCAGAGCGTCGCGGTAGGGTCGAACATGCCTAGCCTTTCGCCCGCGCCCGCCAGCCGCTACGATCCGCCGCGCCATGGAGGCCGAACCGATGTTCAGATGTGTCGTCTTTGTTCTTGCCGCGCTCACCTCAGGCGGGAGCGCCGGCGCGCTGCCCGCTCATGGGTGCCCCACAAGCGATCAACCGATGTTGGTGGACAAGCACGGCGCACACAAAGCGGCGGCCGTAGTCGTCATCTTGAAAACCCAGATAACCCCGTGGGTTTCCGTCAGCGACCGCATCGTCGGCTACTGCTTTTTTGGCGCGGCGAATGTGATTGATCTCGACGGGCGGTTTTACGCCGTCAACGGGCTCGCACGATCGCGAGTCGGCGCCAACGGTATTCGATGTGGCCGCGAGCCGATGCCGCTGTTTGACGGGTATACGGCCCCAACTGCGATCCAGACGTTTTCGCAAGCCGCCAATTCGATCATCAACTCGGCGTGCGATTGATCCGCGTCTACTGCGCGTCGGGGGAGCTGAGACCCGTCGAGCCCGGCCCATTGGAGTGCAGCCGGATTTTCGACACCTGCGACGCGATCCGGCCATCAAGGAATTGCTGGAATGCGCCGGCGTTGAAGTTCAGCGTGAAGGTGTGCGTGACCGTCGCTTCGCCCTTCACGTCGGCTTTCGCCGTGATCTGGTCCGGCCGGACCGTCGCCTCGATCGGACCTTGCGAAATCCTGTTCGTAAGGTCCGCCGCCTGCGCCTTCAACTGATCGACGACGGGGTTCGGGGCGTCACGCATCGAAGGATGCACGCGCGCAAGAGCCGCGTCGATCTTGCCGTTGATCGTCGAGAGTTGGTCCTTCAATTCCACCGTGTCGTCGGCCGTCTTCGGCGTCCAGTATTTGCCCGCCGCGATCGACCCAACCTCGTGCGCAAACTCTCCGGCCTTGATCCCGGCGTATGCGCCCATGCCAACGGCTCCAAGCCGCGACATGAGAGGCAGTCGCCCCATGACGCCGCCAGCGCCTAGCGCCGTTCCGAGTGCGCTTGTGGCGACCCCGCCGCTGGCGGCCGCGCCAGCCGTCCCGAGCCCGCCGAGCGCCGCGACACCACGCAACGCCATCGTGATCGGCCCGAGAGCAACCGCCGCCATGCCCGCATATGTCGCGAATTCGAGCAACTTCGGGTTCATGTCGCCAACGGCGCGCAGCCCGCTTGCCAGCCCGTCGAGGCCCTTCGACACAGAGTCCAGAACGCCGCTTTCGGCGAGCGACAGAACGAGATTGTCGAGTGAGCCGACCAGCCGGTTGTGCGCACCGACCGCGCCTTGCGTCATGCGGTCCGATGCGCGATCGACCGACCCCGGCGCCTTGGTTTGCAGGTCTTTCAGGAATTCGTTGAAGCTCGGCCCGAGCAAGGTGGAGAGCCGCGATCCCTGCTTGGCGTCGAAAATGCGTGCAGTTTGCCCCGCCGTCACGCCCTTGTCGGTGAGGTCTTTCAGCAACCGTTCGATATCGACGCCCTCGCCGAGCGACGCCACGTAACGGTTGATCATCTTCGCGATCTTGTCTTTGGCGAGCGTCTTCTTGATGCCGAGCCCGTCGATCAAACCCGCGGACAGGGCCTCCGCAAGATCATCGCCATTCGCATCTGCCTTCGCCACGATCTCGGCGATTCGTCCTTTCATCGACGACGCATCGATGCCGCGCTGTTTGAGGCCATTGATCAGATCAGACGGAACCACGCTTTGCCGGCCGGTCTGATAATCCTCAAATCGCAGCCCGAGTTCAGCCATCGCCTGCCGCGCGTCCTGCGTCGGCTTCACAGCCCGCACGAGCATCGACCGGATCGCCACGCCCGCTTCATCGCCGCGCAGGCCGGCCTGCCCTTGCGTCGCGATCATTGCCGCGAGTTGTTCCATCGACACATTGAGCTTTGCCGCCATCGGCGCGGCATATTTGAAGCCCTGCGCGAAATCCTCGACGCCCAAACGCGAGATGTTCGCGCCGCGCGCGATGATGTCTTGATATTTCTTGGCGGCGGCGACGGCTTCCGTCTCGTTCTTGGCCTTGATGCCATAAGCGGCGAGCGCCGAACCGGTGAAGTCGGCGGCCTTCCCGGCTTCGACATCGCCGGCGATGGCGAACCGGGCGGTCGGGCGGATCAATCCCGGCGCCGAGGTCTCATAGCCCGCCTGCACATATTCGCGCCCGAGCTTGGCGAGTTGCTGACCGGTGAAGCCGACGCCTTCCGCGCCGATCGTCCGCGCCTCACGGCGCAGCCGGTTCGATTGCTCTTTCGTCAGTTCGCCGCGCGCCTCAGCGGCGTTGATCTCGCGCTCGAAATTCAGCGCCCGACTATAGGCGCTGTAGGCGGCATAGCCGCCGACGAGGCCGCCCATACCGATTCCGCCGCCGCCGACAGCAACGGCCGCGCCCCCGGCCGCAGCAGCGCGCCCCGCAGATGGCCGGCGCTGGCCGGCCCGCAGTTGCTCGCTCGACAGAGGCGTGACCCATGCCGCCGAACCGGCGCGGGCCGACTTCGCGGCCGCACCGGCCGCCTTGAAATCTGTCGCAGCCCGCCGCGCGGCCATGCGCGCCTCGTCATAGGCGCCCGCCAGCCGACGGACCTCGCCTTGTGCGAGCCGGTATTGCTCGGCCATCAGGCCGCCGCCCGCGCCGCTTTTCAACGCCGCCGCGAACCTCTGCGCCTTGTCCTGTGCGTTACGAAATTCAGTCCCGACGCGCATCAACTCTTGACGCGCGCGCGCGAGCGTCGAGACATCCGCCGTCTTCATCATGGCGGCATTCATCGCGGCGGTCGATTTCTCGACCGTCTTCATCGTCTTGGCGAGCCCTTCGACCTTGGCCGCAGCGGAAGCGAATGCCTTGCCAGTCTTGTCGTGCGCTTCGATGAGCGCGACGGCGCGCATAATGCGATCGGCCATCGTCTCACTTCCTCACGAGAAGCCCGCGCGCGACGCCGCGCTCGATCCAATGCGCCATCTCGCCGAGCGTCATGCCAGAGACTTCGGCGGCGCTGGCGACTTTCAGGTCGAAGACGATGAGGTCGGCGGCACGATCGAGGGCGCCTCCGCGCCATCGAGAAAAAAACCGAGAAGCGCCTGTTGAACCGCCATGCCGTCGCGCAGAGACAAGCCGGAGATCATCCCGTATTTCTGATCGATCAGCACGTCGTAATAGGCGCGCAGCCGGTCGTGATCGACCACGTCATAGGCCCCGGCCGACGTGACGACCGGGACATAGGGCGGGCCGCCACAGGCGATGACGTTGCCGTAAGTCGGCTCGCGGATCGTGATTTCCGAGACGAGCCCGCCCGCCCATTCGACGGGCTGCGACAGCTTCACGGTTTTCGACGCCATGGATCAGCCTCACCCGCGCCGCGTGTAGTCGCGCGGATCGAACAGAAGAGACAGGCCCGTGACCTCGCCATTCTCACGCGCGATGCTCGCCTTGCCCGTGAAGCGCGCGGCGCTCACCGCGTGCGACGCGCCGGTCTGCGGCTCGACGATCGACACGGTGTAGGGGCCGCCATTGGCGACCGCCGACCAGTTCTCGCCCCGATCGCGGAACGTCACCGCGATCATGCCGGCCGCCGGCGAAAGGGTCCGATCGACCGAGCCGTCGCCGTTGACCAGTTCGGACTTGTCGAACCGGTCGAAGTCGAAGCTCGGCATCCCGGTCAGCACATAGGGCGTGCCGTTGAGGGCGATCGTCACGTCGCCGCCGTAGTCGCGCATGGCCATCGTTCAGTTTCCTTTCGAGGATCAGGCCGCGTTGGCCAGCGCCGGCGCCTGCGCGTAGAACGTCGCGTTGGCGGCGAAGATGTCGAGCGGGTTGGTCCGGTCGATCGGCAAGAAAGCGTCGCAGCGCGCCGGGTTCTGCGCGTTGCGCTCGACCCGGACATTCGCCGCGAAGTATTCCTTGTTCTCGAACACGCCGCGCGCGCACAGTTCGGTGTAGGCGGCGATCAGCGTCGCCTCCTGATCCTTGGTCGTGGTGATCGCCAGAAGCCCGCGCGGATTGGCGTCGCTGATCGCCTTCTGACCGTGGTGCGAATACCACTGCGCCTTGATGTAGGAGAGCCCGCCCGACACCTGGAACATGGCCTGAATGTCCCGGAAAGTCGTGTCCGGCTGGCCGAAGGCATCGGTGCGGCGCGTCGTGACGAACTTGTCGATCACCACCTCGCCGCCGGCGTTGACCGACCACGTCGAGATGCCCGAGCGGTTCAGCGCATCGCGCGTCGCGTAGTTCGGCCAGAGCGACCGATCGCGCGGAGATTTCAGGCCCTGCACGACGCGCCCGGTCTGATTCCGCGAGACATTGCCAAGCGTGATGTCCTGGAGCCACAGATAGGTCTGCGCTGCCATGCCGGCCGCCCACACCCACGAGGGCTGCGGCGTCGTCGAGACGCGGCCGGCGATCGACTCGTGACGATTGTCGCGGGCGAGGCCGAGCGTCGTGAACGTGCCGGTGTTGCCGGTGACGACGCCGAAGCCATGGCCCCACGACATGCGCGTCGGGTCCCAGCGCCCGCCGACATCGGACAGTGCCGTCTTGGCCGCGTCGAGCGAAGTGGCGTCGGCCCAAGGGTTGACGATCATGTCGGCCGGATCGTCGCCGAGCGCGGCCAGCGCCGAGGTCAGCGTCGGCACGCCCGAGCCCGCGACGCCGCTCGCGACAGTGAGCCAAGACGTGGTGAACAGGTTCGGAACTTCGGTCGGGATGTAGATATCCATCTCGGCCGACAGCGCGCCGGTGTTGCGCGCCGTGACGGTGACGACGTTGGTCGCCGCCGCCGCAGTGACGCCGAGCATCCCGCCCGTCAGCGCGTCGTAGAATGCGTTGATCGCGGCGGCGATGTTGGTCGCGACAGTGTTCGCCGAGTCGCCCGCGACGACGGTCACGCCGAGGCGCTCGCCGTCCACATCGATCAGCCCATAGCCGCCGGCGGCGGGAACCGTGCCGACCGTGATCGTCTTGGTCTGCGCCGTGCCCGTCTCGGCGACGGCGACGACCCAGATATCCTGCACCGGCGCATTGCGACGCGCCGAGACGAACATGTTGTAGAGCATCGACCCGGCGCCGGTCAGCGCGCCAGCTTCCTGCGTGGTGATGACGCGCGTCGGCGTCGCGGCCGCGATCGATCCGGCGCTCGTCTTGTGGCCGAGAAGCACGAGGCGAGACGACGCCTCATACTGGCCGCCCGAATTGACCTCGAAAGCCGCGATCGGCGCGACGAGGTTCGCCGGAATGGTGTTGAACCCGATCGTCATGGATCACGCCTCCTTCTTGGCGGGCTTGGCGGCCGAAGGCGCATCGGTGACGCGCACGAGCGTCCCGTCCGCGAGAAGGCCGAAGTAAAACGGGGTGGTTTCGTCGACCTCGAACGGGCCGGCGGGGAGCATCGGCGCGCCAGCGCGCACGACATCGGGAACCCGCGCCGACGCATCGGCGAGGCGGACAGTGATCCGGGACATTTGAGCCTCAGGGGTTGTTGAATTCCGCCGCGATGTCGTGTTCGCCGGGCGTTGCTGTCGGCATGTCTTCGCGGCCGACATTCGCGTAGAGCGTGACGCCTTCCATCGGCGTCAGCGTCGCCGGCGCAGCGACGCGCGCGGCCACGAGTTCGCAGATCGCAAGATGCGGCGAGCCCGCTGGCAACAGCTTCGCGACGCTGCGCAGCGGATCAGGAAGCGCGTCGAGGCCAGTCCCTCGCGCCGTGCCCGGATCAGGCCACGCATCGTTCGGCACCTGCGCGACCATTTGCAGCGAGCGCTGCGCGAGCCGCGTCGTGCGGTCGGCGTCGCGAAGCGGGACGGATTGCACCGCGCGGATTTCCCATGCGGCGAGGCGCAAAAGATTGTCGCCGTGTCGCATCTCTCGCGTGTCGAGCGCGCGGCGGACCTCGGCTTCAAGAACGTCGAGCAACGCTTCGCGCTGCGCGTCTGTCGGCGGGGCAGCGACGCCGCCGATCGTCTCCGTCGATCCATCGTCCGCGACGATCTGAATCTCAGCCCGCGTCGCCATCAACAATTCGATCGTCAGCGCGACGGTCTGTTCATCCGCCGGGCGCGAGCCGCTGTAGGGCTTGGAATCCTGTTCTTCGGTGTAGACGATGGCCATCGGCACGGCCTCGATTTCGTCGAGGCTCGCCGCCGGGTCGATGCGCGAGTCATAGACGCGCTTGCCGGCGATCGTCGGGAACGTCGTCGCGCCATGTGGCGCCAGCGCCTCGCAAACCGCGATGCGCAGGGCGAGACGGGACAGCATGGCGGATCAGGCCGCGTTGACGCGGCAAAGACGCCGCCCCATGTCGTCCTTATCGACGGCCTCAATAAGCCATCGCTTGCCCGTGTCCACTTCGACAATCATGTCGCCTCGCCGAACATCTATGGATTCGTCGGCGATCTCGACCGTATGTTCGCGACCAATCGCGCCGGGCCGGCGATTCATGGTCGCATCCTTGAGATTGGCGAGCGCGGATTCCGCCGGCGCATCTGTAACGATGCCGACAAACTGCGCCGGCGCACGAGTTGGGTCGTCTTCCGGCGCCGCGTTGACGTTCGCGGCGTCACGTCGCGGGCGCAATTCGAGCGTTTGCCCGAATACGCGCTCATGAACGGACTGCGCCGCCTTGTCGAGGCGCCGGAAGAGCATCAGCCAAGTCGAACAGCGATCGTCGCGTCGGACGCGCCGGCGGCGGCGCTGGCGGCGTGCCGGCCGATCAGCGTGTTGCCCGAGGCGGTCGTGGTGACGTTCTTCGCTGTGTTGTCCCAGTAGAGCAGCGCGCCGGGCGCGGGCGTGATCGTCGCCGCCTTGGGCAGGCTCCACACGCCGGTCAGCGAGCCCGCGAACAGGCCGCCTTCGGCGACCGTCGCATTGGCGACGACGAAGGTCGCGCCGATAAGATAGCCGGTCCCGGACACAACGCCCCCGGACGGGGCGACGAAAGTCAGGATGTTGCCGTCCTGAACGAGGTTCTTTGCCATGTTGAATTCTCCGAAGCGAAAGCCGCGCCGTCACCCGGCGCGGCGGTTCATGTCATGACGGATCAGGCGCCAGCGCCCTTGTAGAGCGCGCGCCAGTCGAGCGGGTTGAGCCCGGCGACCTGCCGGACCTTGTGGCGAATGCCGTCGACCTCGAAGCCCATTTCCTCGAACATCTCCGGAGAGCGATGGCCGTCGAGATAGGTGACTTCGACCGTGTCATAGGCGTTCGGATCGCCGGCCAGATACCAGGCCGTCGCGGAAGCCGCGTCGAGACGGGGTTCGACGATCACTTCGGCCATGCCCGCGACAGGGTTCTTGATCGACGGATTGGACTGCCCGATCTTGCTGACCGAAGTCATCAACTCGCGCGCCGTCGATTCCAGCGCCGCAGGAACGATGAGATATCGCGGCGTGATGTTGATCGCCGTCATGGCCCCGCCGGGATCAGCCTGCTTGCGCATCGCGAGGCGCGCGGTCTGCAACGACGTTTCGGACAGGGCCGAACCGCCGCCGGTCGCCAGATTGGAATGGCTGGCATGGAACAGCGCGACGCCATCCGACATTGTCGGGTTGCCGGTCAGCACCGCATAGGCGAGGTTGCCGATCGTGCGCTTGGCGGCGCGGCCCATGCTGCGCGGGACACGGCTCAGGACGCCGAGATCATCGTTGATGATCGCTTCCCATGTGATGGCGAACATGCGGCCATATTTGGCGATCGTCAGCGTCACGGCGCGGTCGCCGACCGTGCCATAGGTGTATTCGGCGCCTTCCTCGACCTTGGCGAGGGCGGGAAACACGCCGATGTCGACGCGCGTCGTCGCCTTGAAGTCCGACGCCGTGCCGGTGGAAGTCCACGCCTCGAACGTCTCGGCCTGTTCCTCATAGCCCTTGAGCAGGGACTTGCGGGCGACATTGCCGAGAATGTTCGGAAAGTCCGACGTGCTGTGATGGCCGGGCGCCGCCATCATGGCGCGGCGCACCATGTCGAGCCGGCCATTGAACGAGGCGCGGACGCCAGCGGCTTCCAGCGAAGCGCGGGCGAGTTCGGCCAGCGACATCGACGTGAACTCGTTCCGCTCGCCGTCGTCGAGTCCGACCTTGCCGAGCAGCGCCTTTTCGGCGCCCTTGGCGAAGCGATCGGCCACGTCACTCGTCACATCGGCGCGCGGGGCGATCTGCGGGGCCGGCTTGGCCGACGCCATCGCGTTGATCAGGCTCGCCTGCGCAGAAGTCAGATCGGCTGAAGCTGCGACGATGGAATTGATTTCCACCAAAGCGAGCCCGCTTTTCTCGGCGGACGCATAGAAGGCGGTTGCCCACTCCTTGACGGGGGCGGTCTTTTCGGTCGCCGGGTTGCCCGCCGGCTCGTTGGTCTGTTCAGCCATGACAGGCTCCTCTTGTGTTGCGGCCGGGGCCGCGGGGTCCGCGCGCATCTCGATGTACGCCTCGGCGCGCATGATGCGATCGGCGGTCGGGGAATCGCGATGGCGCGCTTCGACAAGATCAGCCGGCGCGCGCGCATAAGCGCGATAATCGAAATAGGCGGCAGGTTCAGCAGCGTCGTTCAACACGGCGTCGGCGAAGCCGGCCGCAACGGCGTCTTCGGCCCCGAACCATGTTTCGGCCAGCATCAATTCGCGAGTTTCCTCGCGGGTCTTGCCAGAGCGAGAGGCATAGACGGCGGCATACTGTTCGCTGATTTTGTCGAGCGCGCCGGCGCTCTGTTCGTGATCCTTCGACGTTCCGATCGTGACGCCGGACGCATCGTGAATCATCATCATCGCGCCGAGGCGCATTTCAATCTGATCGCCAGCCATCGCGATCAACGAAGCCGCCGACGCTGCGATGCCATCGACAATGACCTTGACTTTCGCGCCCTTGCTGGCATGCGAGCGCAACAGCGAGTGAATTGCGGCGCCGTCGAAAGCCGACCCGCCGCCAGAATTCAGGCGCACCGTGATGTCAGAATTGCCATGCACAGCGAGCGCGGCGACGACATCCGCCGCAGAAAAGCTGTCTTCCCACCAGCTCGCGCCGACAGCGCCGTAAAGCATCATCTCGCCCCCGATCAGGAGGCGATGCGTTGCCGATTCTGCCATGGTTCAAACTTTCTGCGGTTCGGGCTGCGGCCCTGTCGCGGGCCGGCGCCCGTCACTGTCGAACGAAAGCGCGAGCCCATCGGCGCGCTCATTTTCGGCCGCGATTTCCGCTTCGATCTCTTCTGGATCATAGCCGAGTGAACGGATCGTCTCGGATCGTGACGAAAGGCCCGACCGGATCAGGTCGCGCATCATCGGCACTTCCTCTTTCGGCGAGATCAGGTCTCGCTTGGGAGGCGTCCAACCAAGCCGCGCGTCGATGCGCGCCGAAAGAGCGATTTGCGCCGCATCGACGAACCATTCGCCGATCCGATCGCACATCATCGGAATGACAGTCTGCCATCGCCAAACGTCGATCGTGCGCTGATAGACGAGATGGCCCCGCCGGCTCGACGCAAAGTTTTCCTGACTGTCGTCGCTCGCCAGAACATTGAACGGGACGCCGATGCCAGTTGCGATGCGTCGCTGACTCATCCGAACATAATCGGCGTAGCCTTGGACCTGCGGCGGGGCGGAAAAGCGGATATCCTGCCCCGGCGCAAGATCAGTGATCGTGCCCGGCTCCAACGTATCGACCGGGGTCCCGATCGAGGTCGTATTGGCGTCGGCAAGTTGCGTGACGGAACTGTCTGTGGTCCGGAACGCTGCGAAAGACGCCGCCACGCGCTGGCGGATCAACTCAGCTTCCTCGTAGTCCTTCAAATCCCAAAGCGTCATGATGGCCGGGGCGAGCCAAGGAACGCCGCGCGTCTGCCCCGGCCGCTCGACCCGGTAGAGATGGATCACGTCTTCGGCCGGAATCCGGATCGTTTCGGCATTCGCCGTCAGAGTATCGCCGGGATGACTTTTGAAAAGGTGATAGGCGACCCTTCGTCCGTCAGAACCGAACTCGACCCCCGAACGGATCGCCGCGCCATCATCAAGCGCGCGATCATTCGTCGAATCGATGTAGTCGGCTTCGATCACACGTACCTGAAACGGGACCGGCAACCGCATTCTTGCTGGCGGCCGGATGCGCAACAGCAAGACCTCGCCATCGCGGGCCATCGCGCGCGTGGCGATGTTTTGCAAGCCCGCAAGTGTGGACTGTCCATCGCGGTCGATCGCAGTCGTGTTGAAATGCGCGTCGGCAAGAGCCTTGAACCGCGCGCCAAGCCGCTTTCCGAGCGTCGCCGGCACGGCCGGGACGATGCCGGCGCCCACGATGTCTGTCGCGATCACCGAAAAGGCGCGCGCCGCGTAAACATTGTTTCGTTCCATGTCCCGCGAAACATCGCGCAGACGCGGAATGGACATGCGGATTTCAGCATCCGCCGAAGTCGAAACAATTCTCCGGCCCGCCGTGCGATAGCTGCGCGACGCGCCGTCATAGGCAAGCCGCACATGTCCAAGAGCCGATCGCGCAGCGGCGCGCTTCAATCCCGCCATGGGCGACGCCCATGCGATGATCCGATCCAGCGAGTTCAAGCGTCACAGCCCCGAACAGTAGCCGGCGACGGTGCGACGCGGCTTCATAGAAGCGGCAAATGCTGCATCGAGCGCCGCCTTCACCTCGTCCCGGATCGATCGCAAGTCGGCAAGAGAACGATACGTGACCTCGCGACCATCGGCATAACGGACCTTGAACGCGCCGGTCGCAATCGCGGCGTCGAGCGCCGTCAGATCAGCGTCAGTCCATGTCGTGGCCATGTCTGTCCCTTCGGGTCCACCAGCCTTGCGGCGGGCGCCATGTCGGCGCGGGCGGGCGAGGCGGGGATGTCTGCGTCTTCACCGTCGCTTGCGGAACGGGCTCCGGCTTCGGACCGCGACGCGAAGCGAGAAGCTCCCAATCCCGCGCCGTCATGCTCGAAAGGCCAAGATGCTCGGCCAGAGCGAGATTGTAGACCGCACAGTCGAGATAGTGGTTTTCATAGCCCGGCCGCACCTGCCAGCGCCGGCCGGTGTGCCGCCCCTTGACCACGATGTCGTCAAGCGTTTCCGCCGTGATCTGGCGGAAATACGTTTCGTCAAGCCATTCGCCGAACCCGCCCGGCGCGTTTTCCGCGTCCGCGCCTTGCGCGACGGCCGCGCGAAGAGCCGAATAGAACTCGCCCTTGAGAGGCCACGTTCCAACCGGCCAAAGCTTCACCCCTCCACGAACCTTTTCGCCGTCGAGGTCGATGTCACGCGGGACAGGCGCCCCGATCGCCGGCCGGCCCCATCCTTGCCGACCGTCGAGGGCGTGAACCACGTCGCGGCCAGTGTCAGCATGAACGCGCTGATTCTTGCGAACCCACGCATAGACGACATGGCTGCGATAACCGGAATCGACGCCAAGCGCATCGACACGTCGTGTTCCGCCATGAGCATCATCGAAGTCGCGATTGAGAACGCGCGCCTTCAATTGGTCGAAAGCGTTCGCTTCGCCTCCATCGCCTTCGCCAGCGGTCGGATGCTCCGTCGAGCCATCGATATAGAAGGCATCGACGACATAGCTGCGGCGGTCCTTCGTGAACGCCTTCACCTCGACCCATATGCCTCGCATCTGCACGTCGGCAGACGCCACGAGGATCAAGCCATCGGCAGGAATGCGGCCTCTTTCGATCCACGCCACGCGCAGCGACATCAGCTTCGCATGATCCGGCGCGTCGCCCCTGTAGCGGTGCGGCAAGCCGAGCACGAGGTTTGAGAACGCCTTGCGCCCCGATTCTGTCTTGCGATCCCTGATCCAGTCGTCGGCGATGGCCTCATAGTTCATCATCAAGGACATGAAGGCGTCGATATGAAAGCCGGGATGCCTGTCCGGCTCATCACTCGACGCGATCCACCGGCCCTGCCGAACCGCCAGAACCCGTTCCGCCTCACTTACGAGATGCCCGCAGTGTGGACATGCCATCGCCGAGCGCGACGGCCGTTCCTCGTCGATCCTGAATTGGTCGAATGTCTGAACGAACAGCCCGGCACATTCCGGACATGCGATGTTCCAATAGCGCTGGTCCGATCGGTGAAACGACCGATCGATCCGGCAATGCCCCTGCGCCTCGCGACTTTCGTCGCCGGAATCGATCTCTGGCGTCGAAATTTCAAGAATTTTCCAGCTTTTCAGCCGTCTATGCGACGTAAATCGGCCAAAAAACAAGGCTTCCGGGTCTTGATCATTGTCGATCAGAGCCCACTTGGACAACTCGTCTTTCACACCCTTTCGAGGCGTGACCATGGACAGGTCCATGACGGCGTTCGCGTTGGCGAGCGCAACCCAGTTGCCGCCGAATTTCTTTTCGTATGTCGTCGAACCAGCGCCGCTGCGCGAGACGGTCGGGGCGAAAACCTGTCGTTTCGTGCGCTTTTGCCACGCCTCGATCAAAGGCTGGAGCTTCTGACTGTTCAGCGTGCGAAGCGCATCGATGCCAGGCACCGCATAGAGAACATTCGCCGGCTCATGGTCGGCGATGAAAAGCGTCCAGCCGAGCGCGAGGATCGAAGCGCCGGTTTGCTGCGATTTGCGAACCGTCACCAGATTGCAGGGGTAGTCGTCAGCGAGGCAATCCGCGATCTCAACCAGATATGGCGCGCCGTCAGCCGACCAAAGCTCGCCCGCGTTCGGGCCATCCACAAGGACGAGATTGCGCGAAAGCCATTCCGACACCTTCACAGGGCGAGGCGGCGCGAGCCGGTCGGCCGCCCGTCGAAATATCAGGCCCGCCGCAACCGGATGCGCCATCACACGGCCGCCAGATCGTCTTTACGGATGGACATGCCGTCCAAAGCCGCCGCCAACGTAGCCCGCGCAGTCCGCGCACGCGCCTTGAGCACATCCCGCGCCCCGGCAGCTCCAGAACGGGCCACAGCCGCCGCAATCTCATCCGCGACCTGCGGCAATTTATCGAACTCGGAAACAACCGCGTCGATCAGCGCATCCGCCGCCGCAAGCGCATCGACAACCGGAACGAGGTCGCCGCGTTCCGTATCCAGCCTGAGCTTTGACCGCTCAGCCTCGTAGAGCGTCTTGAGGCGGAGAGCCTCGTCATAGGTCTCGTTCAGCGCCAACGAGCCTTGCGCCGCCCCACTGTCTTGCGGGGCAAGCCGCTGGTCACGAGACGGATGCCGAGTCGCCGCCCGGATAGCGTCGAACTGCGCAACGTCAATCCCCTTGACGCGCCCGGCGCTATCACGGCTCACCCGGAGCCCGTGCCGGGTCACCATGCCCCGGATCGCCTGCGCGACGGCCTGCTTCGACACGCCATCGCGCTGCGCGAGTTCGGAAACTGTCGCCATCGCCGGGTTTGCCACGCAACCGCTCCTAGAACCCGGTCAACCCAAAGATGCAAACAGCGGACTGGTAAAATCTCGGGGGTCTGCGCCC